TGATCATGTTGACGGATGGGCTTCAAAGTGTGCTGTAAAAGTAAAATTGACAGAAGCAAAAAACTATGATGTAATAGCATTTAAGTCAGCTAAGTCAAATTTAGTAACACATTTTGCTTTATTTTTAGCACCAACACAAATGCTTCACATAGAGGAGGGGGGAGTCTCACGTGTTGAAACTTTATCTCAATACTGGGTAGAGCGGATACATTCCTTTTATCGCCATGAAAAATTGGTATGATTCATATATAAACTTTCCTTATAGACATTTAGGTACAGATCCAGAAACTGGTATAGACTGTTTTAACCTTTGTCGATTAGCATTTGAAAAAGAGCTTAACATTACTATACCTCTTACTACAGCAGACTTTTGTAACATTGTAGATGAAGATTGGTATCAAAAAACTCATGATCAGTTCATGGAAAATGCTGCTCGACTTGATAGAGACGACTTTAAATGGATTAAAGTAAAAGAACCTAAACCTTTTGATGTAATATTAATGAGTATGGGTTCTACGAATGTTACAAACCATTGTGCTTTATATGTAGGAGATGGTAAAATACTACAAACAATGCTTCATCGCACAAGCGGTATTTGGCCTTACAGAGGACCTTTTAAAGAATATACAACAGGGATATATAGATGGAAAGATTTACAAAGTTAACTGAAGCAATGAATGCTCATGCTATGCGAGACTATCCACGTGAAGCTGTTGGCATTATAACAAAAGATTTTGAATACGTTCCTTGTAAAAATATTAGTCAACACCCAAAAATTACTTTCTTCTTAGATCCAGCTGACTTAGTAAGACATGACGGTAATATTTGGGGTATTTTTCATTCCCATCCAGGTGCAGAACAACCTATACCAAGTAAAGAAGATAAAGTTAGTGCTGCTTTTCAACAATATAAATTTTTAGTTGGCTTCAATAATAAATTTTACATATACTGGGTAGAAGATGGTGTCGATGCACTAAAATTTGATGAGTTCAAGGAAGAACATCTTGTTAGCAACCCTTAAAGTACATTCTGCTTTTTGTAATCATTTTGACCAGCTTGAATATCAAGTTGATGCAAATACTTATGCAGATTTTGTTCCTTATTTATCCTCAATGCATCCTAGATTTAGAAACTATATGCTTCAAATTGAAACCCAAGAAGCTGAAGAGTCTTTTTGTTTTTTAGATCAAGATCTTAATATTATTGATGATGAAGCACTTTTTATTAAACGACTTAAAGACGGAGACGTAGTCTATCTTGTTCCAGCTATTACAGGCGGTGGTGGAAAACGTATGGGGATGTTCTTAATGCTTGCAATGGGTGCTTTTTTAATAGCTTATACAGGTGGTATGGGAGCTACAATCCAAGGATTAGTAAATCCTGGTGCAGCAGCTACTGCAGGTGGTACATCTGCAAGTTTAGGGATGGGAGGTGCTACAGGAGACTTAGCAGCTCGTGGCGCTTTAGGTAGTAGTAGTGCTGGTATAGCAGGTGGCTTGAATTCGATGGCTATGCGAATGGTTGGTAACATTGCAATGAGCATTCTTTCTCGTCTTTTTGCCCCAAAACCAAAAACAACAGAACGAGATTCATCAACACGTGATAACAACATGTTTGGGTCATTAGCAAACTCTACAACTTCTGGAACTCCAATACCTCTTGTTTATGGACACATGAGAGTAGGTGGACAAATGTTAAGTGGGTATCTTGATGCAGAGATTCATGGTAAGTCTGATATTATCAGTGTAGGAGATAAATTTGACTAGTTTATCTAAAACATACGTAAACTATAATGGACAAATGGTACCGCGTATTACTGGCGCTTTTGGTGGTGGTAAAGGCGGTGGTGGTGGAGGCATCTCTGAAGATCCTAATACACTTTTTTCTACTGATATTCTTTTCGTAACTGTTGGGTTAGGTGAAGGACCTGTTTATCGTATCAACCCAAATGGTCCACAAGATATTGAGATTCAAGACGGGGCAATTGATGACCTGATTCTTCTTGATGGTGATGGTTCTGAAGACACTGAACAGTTTAAAACATTAACTAATACAGGCACTACCACTCAAGCTCCACTTAGAGTGTTTGGTGAGACAATAACAGCTCCTCAAAACTTTAAATCTCCAATCAATCTTAAAAAAGGTAATGTTGATGGTATACCTGCTGCAAAGGTTACACTTCAAGATACCAGTGCTAATGATTGGGATTCATTAAAGTTTGGTTTTATTTTACAAGGATTAACAAGAACTGATGATGACGGTAATATTCATGGTCATCAAGTGTCTATTAAAATTACTATTTTTGATCGTATCGGAACCACTGAGATTGCTTCTATCAGTAAAACTATAGATGGTAAAACTAACGTGCCTTTTAAGTTTACTGTTCGTGTAAACATTCCTGAAGGCTCAAAATCTACTAACGGATACAAGTTTACTATCGAAAAAACCTCTAATGACACTGAATCTTCTCTTATAAATGAAAATATTCAAGCCTTTGGTTGGTTTGAAATTGAAAACTCTCCTCAAGCCTATCCTCGTACTGCTCATATTGGTTATGCTCTTAAAGCTACTAACGAGCACAAAGGAGGCATCCCAAACTTTACTTCAATGGTAAAAGGTCTTATCGTTAAAGTTCCCTCTAACTATAATCAGCCTATTTTATCTAATGGAGAAATAGATTGGAGAGAGTTAGAACTTGAAGAAACTGGTGATAACGGCTATACAACTAATGGTTATAGACTACAAAAGTCTGGCACAGGCACTGTTTTAACTGATGCAAACCCTCAACTATATGTAGGTACTTGGGATGGTACATTTGTCTACTCTTGGACTCAAAATCCTGTTTGGGTCATTTATGATATTTTAACTAATAAGACATATGGGTTAGGGGTTCCTGAAGAAAACATTGATAAATATAAGTTTTATCAAGTAGCACAATATTGCGATGCTTGTGATGTAATTACTGGTGAGTTTCAGGGAGTTAGTGGGCAAGCTGACGGATCTTTTAGACACAAACCACGTGATAAATTTACTTCAGTTCGTGAAACTCTGGTAGGTGTTCCATCTGGGACTGTGGTACAAGAACGTAGATTTATGTGTGATATTACTATATCAGACCAAGAACAAGCAATGGACATGCTTAATACTATTGCTGCATCTTTTAGGGGTGCGCTTGTATACTCATTAGGTAAATTATCTTTAGCAATTGATATGCCTGATGAATATCCTGTAATGATCTTTAATGAGACTAATATCGAAGCTGGTTCATTTCAAATTAGTGGAACAAAAGAAAGTGAAATTATTACTGGAGCTGATGTAAGTTATTTAGAGCCTACAAACCACTACAAACGAGAAACTGTCAGAATTGATACAGTAGATGCGAATGACGGTAACGATAGAAGTACGATTGAAAATATTGCCAGCATTGATTTACCCTCAGTTACTCGGCGTAGCCAAGCATTACGATTTGCCCAATATCAAATAGCTGCTTCAAGATATCAAAGAAGAACTATAAACTTTGTTACTTCTACTGAGGCTCTTTCTTTGTCACCAGGTGACTTAATATCTGTTTCTCAAAATATGACAGGTATTAATTTTGGGTATGGTGGTAAAATTCACGCTAATGCGTCAACTGATGCAGATTCAGCTAATGTTTTACTAGAACATTTTACTGAGCCTACTCTTGCTTCTACTACTTTTACTGCAAATTCAGACCCATTAGCTCTTCGTATTATTTCTCTTAATAATGATAGAATTGATTTATATATAATTGATAATGCTGCTTTTACTCTTACTTCGACGGATAATGTATCAACAGGGTTTGACTTAGCTAATGTGTCAGTAGTTGGTAGATTTAACCCTATTACTAAAGCTATTGACTCTTATACTACTTTTACAGCAAACAATGTACCTACAAAAGGCGATTTATGGTCAATTGGCGAGTGGCAAAATCCTGGAGATTTCTATACTAACAAAGCAGGTAAATTATTTAAACTAACAGATATATCTCGCGATCCAGATAAAGAAAGAATTACAATTGGTGCTATAGAGTATATTTCTAATATCTATGTTGATTCAGATACTTTTATTGATTATACTCCAACTCCTTACACAGACATTATATCAACTCTTTCAACTCCTCCTACCCCAGAGTTTAATTTTTCAACTCGTGCTGTAAGAGCTTATGATGGTAGTATAAGAACTGATGGGGTAGTTGAGATTACTACTGAACGAGAGGATTTTAATCAACTATTCAAAACTGAGTTTTTTATCGCTCAACCAGAAGGCTCAACACTTTTAAATAATGTAACTGCACAAAACCCCCTTACTCTTACGAGCGATAATAGTTCTGTCACAATTGACGGAGCTTCTCCAGTTTCTATCTCTGGGAAAAATGGTTTTTCTGGGTTTGCGGGTGAACTTAGAATGTTGTGTACTGATGTCGCAGTGGTAGATACCGACGATGGATCTTCAGGTAATGTTCAGTTTACTATTAGAGGCTTAAATGATGCTATTGACGAGAACTTTAATAAGCATGTCCTATCAGTAAATGATGAAAGTTTTGCTGGATTAAAAGGTTTTGATGGGATAAGATTTCCAGTAAATCAAAAGTCTTCTCAGAATAGTAAACGAAATTTTGTTGCTTTTGGTGGGATAGAAACAGAAATCAGTGCTAATGCTATTTCTTTTGATACTGACACTAACACTCTTAAAATACAAAACTTTACTACAGGATCACAAACTATATCAGATAGGATCCCTTCTGCTCCATTTTTTGTAAAACTAGATCAGCTATTAGATGCCAGATTTTATGCGAATTTAAGTTTTTATGTCTCAGGAACAGAAAAAACATATATTGATTCAGGTAGTTTAAGTGAAGGACCGAACACTATTGATTTACCAGTAAAATCTGATAGCACAAATTTTATAAGATTTTTTGTAGACGGAATTGAGAAATCTTTTGGTCAATATACATATAATAAGAATGAGTCTCTTGAGGTTGCTAATATTCAATACACAGCACACAATGAAACTTTTTATAGGTATGAAATAGATCACTACACTGTTCCAACTATTGAAGTTGGAGATAATGTACAAGTTAGTTTTAATAATACGTTCAGTGTCATTAATACATCATATGATACAAGTTCA